CTGCCGACCTGCAATTCACTGCCACTCGTCCTGCCGATTATGCCGCCATTGCTTCTTGGATAAAAGACACGTTACCATTTGACCAATTGCTTCTGGAATATGAACAAAGAAGAGGATATGTTGCTGTCTGGATTCACGTATCCTTCAATCCCACAGGATGTAGAAAAACGTTCGGCACCTTCTGGAATCACACCTATGCTTCTCTGGGTTCTCGTACTGGAAAGGATGTCATTGTAAATTTAATACGGTAAACCATATAAATATAAACAAAAATGCCAATTCTATCTACACCTAATAAACTCTACAAAGATATAGATTTTTCTTTCGAGGCACATCCTGAAACTGGAGATGTGTTGAAGAAGATTGATAACAATGCTGTCAAGCAAAGTGTCGTGGCTCTCATCAACACAGCTTTTGGTGAACGTCCTTTCAATCCAGATTTAGGATCCTCACTTCGAGCCTTGTTATTTGAACCCATTGATTACATCACCACAAGAACCATTCAAAAAGCCATTGAATATACTTTGGGAAATTTTGAACCTAGAATCTATTTGGATAGTGTTACAGTAGAGCCAGATGAAGATAACAATTCATATGAAGTATCCATATACTTTTCAGTTGTTGGCATCAATCAACCCACATCTATGTCCATCACCCTAGAGAGATTACGATAATGGCTGAACTTATTGTCACTGAACTAGATTTTCAGGATATCAAAACTAGTTTAAAAAATTATCTGGCATCACAATCTGAATTCACAGATTATGATTTCACTGGATCCGCATTAAACACATTGCTTGATGTGTTGGCGTACAACACACATTATAATGCTGTTTTGGCGAACATGCAAGCCAATGAAATGTTCATTGACACAGCCATTAAAAGAACCTCAGTTGTATCATTAGCCAAGATGTTAGGGTATACACCTCGTTCCAGAACATCAGCAAAAGCAAAAGTGAACATTGATGTTCCCAAGGTGAACACAGTAGGTTCACAATTATCCATTGATTCCACGGTGAAATTCACAGCTACAATTAATGGTACCGTGTACACCTTCAATGTAAATGAAGAACAAACCGCCACGGTGTCTGGTGGTGTGTTTTCATTCACAGATGTGGAATTGATTGAAGGTGTGGGATTGAGCAATGTGTTCACCATCACAGCTGATTTAACTCAAGGTCCGTTGTTGATTCCTGTTGAAACGTTAGATACCACAACACTTGAAGTTGTTGTACAAAATTCTGTAGGTGATGTTACAACAACCACCTGGAATAAAACTTCCACCATCACTGACATCACTAGCACTAGCAAAGTGTTTTGGGTGGAAGAAAATCTTGATGGAAAATATCAAATCATGTTTGGTGATGATGTTGTTGGAAAGGCATTAACGGTAGGTAACATTGTAACCGTGTCATATTATGCATCTAAAGGTGAAGCTGCCAATGGTGCACAAACCTTCAGTTTATCAGGCACTGTGAACGGTGAAACCACCGCTACAGTCACCACAACAACACCAGCAGCAGGTGGTCAAGAAAAAGAAACCATTGATAGCGTTCGTTTTAATGCACCAAAATATAATGCAGCTAGAAATCGTGCCGTTACTTCAGAAGATTATCGTTCACTCATCAAGGCAAATCTTTCCAAGGCACGAGAAGTTGCTGTTTGGGGTGGAGAAGAAAACGACCCACCTGCCTATGGTAAAGTGTTCATTTCCATTCATCCAACAACAGGCGCTGTCATCACAGATGCCGACAAGGAATATGTGTTGGAAACTGTTGTTCGTCCTAGAAGTGTGATGAGCATCCAACATGAATTCGTGGATCCAGAATATTTGTATCTTGGGTTTGAAGGCATTGTCAATTACAACAATAAGTTGACAAGTTTAACATCTCCACAACTGGCAGCTGCCGTTGAAACAGAAATCAACACCTACTTCACCAATGATTTTGGTACATTAGACAAAACATTCTTTTTATATCGTTTAACTGAACGAGTGAAAGATTTAGACACTTCCATCATCAGTTCAGTATTTAAAATGCGTTTACAAAAGCGTCTAGCCATTACATTGAACTCAGCATATTCGGCTACCGTGAATATGTTAACCGCCATTGACCCAGAAACCATTTACTCATCCACTTTCACTGCCAAGATAGGAAATAAAAACTACTTGGGTAACATTCGAGATTACAGTGATGATGCGTTACAAAATGACAATGGTACTGGTACATTGAAGTTTGTGAACTCAGCAACCAATTTGCCTATTGCCACGGTGGGAACTGTGAATTACAACACAGGCATCATCTCACTAACAAATTTGTTAATTCAAAGTTATGCTGGAAATGCAACACGTTTACATTTGCATGCCACACCACAAGCATTATATCAAAACATTTCCAGCTCTTTGACAAGAACATCAGATGTATCTGAATTTGCAGTTGAAGCAAGACCAGCAAAAAACACCATCATTGTGTTAGATGATAGTGAAGTTGATACAAACGCAGGTATTAGCACCGGTTTAGCCATCACCGCACTTCCCTTCTCTGAATAATGTCCATAAGAAAAAAATTAAGCCATTTAGTATCTGGCCACCTACCCACATTTGTTGCAGTTGAATATCCACAGTTTGTGGCGTTCATTGAAGCCTATTATCGGTTTCTAGAAGAAACGGATAATGTGCATGATGTGTTGTTGAACAATAGTGAATGGAAAGATATTGATGAAACGTTGGATGTGTTCATACCTAAGTTTAAAAGTCAGTATGCCTATGATTTTCCTTCAGACACGGAATTGTCAACTCGTCGGTTAATCAAGTATATTAGTCAATATTATGAGGCAAAAGGATCAGAAACAGCCACGGAAATGTTTTTCCGTATTGTATTAAATAGTGATGTAACAGTTTCATATCCTGGTGATAACATTCTTCGTGCATCAGATGGTAAATGGACAAGAAAAAATTATCTTAAAGTTGACACCACGGGATTCACCGCAGAAGATATTTTTGATGTTGAAGGCAAGGAAATAGAATTAGCCTATTACATCTCATTGCCAGGTGATGATGAAGTACGAACCATTTCCACATCATGTTACCATGTGATAGGATTGGTTGAACCCAACATCTATTTGTTGGAAGTTGATTTGTCAGAAACTTATGTGTTTCCAGAATATGCAGATTTGTTGAACATTTCTGGTGTTGATATTGATGGTGATGGAATCAATGAAACCATTGCATCTTTAGGCACTTACGACACAAAAATATTTCTTGTGTACAATGAAACTGTGTATGGACGTTTAACTCGACAACTCACCAGTGTGGCTTCCATTGACGCCTATGGCTCCATGTTTGAAGTACCAGATGCCTACATGGCAGAAGAATCTACAGGAGTTAATGGTGGTGTTGTTCGTGTGAATTCCACACAAGACTTTGATGCTGAATTGTATTTTCTAGAAGATTATGTTGAAGCTGGATATGTGACTGCTGGAGATGACAACACCTTGGCAGGTCTACGCATCATTGAATCAGGATGGAAGTTCTCTGCCAATTTGGATACAGTAACTATACCATTTACTCCATATAATGCTGCAGGTGAAACAGCCACGGTGACATTCAACACTGGTTTTGTGTATCGAGCACCTGGATACTTTAAAGATGCCTCAGGATTCTTGTCAGACATCAATAAATTGTATGATAACTACTATTATCAACCATATTCCTATGTCATCAGCACAACAACTCCTTTGGATGAATGGAAAACCAAATATCTAGAGAGTACGCATCCTAGTGGGTTCAAGATGTTTGCTGAACTGGAATTAACTGGATCTGAATCAATATCCGTGTCATCCACTGGTAGTTTAACTGCCATAGACACTACGCCGTAACGTATAAATATTCTCAAATTAACCTAGAAAACTATGCCCGCACTTCTTCCTTATAGATTTCGCTCTGAATTAGCAAGAGAATTTCATAGAAGCATTACCAACACTCGTAATGTTGCTTCTTCTGATTTAAATTCTCTTACACCTACAGGAAACACGGTGTATGTGTATATTGCTACAGCAGGACAAACCACATTTTCAGGTTCCGATTCAGATAGCAAAACGTTATCTTACACACCTGGAAGAATTGCTGTATATGTAAATGGTGTTCAACTGGGTCAATCCGATTACACCGCCACAAATGGCACCAGTGTTGTTCTGGACACAGGCGCATCTTTAAATCAAAATGTGGTTATTGTCACTTATGATGTCTACACCTATCCTAATCCTTCGGATTACTATTATGTGTTTCTAGGAAGAACAACATCATGGACCAATGATGCCTCTGCTCCCACACCTACAGACACCCGAGAAACGGAAGCGCAAACTCGTCGTGATTTAATGGCGGTGAAGCGTGTTCAACCCAATGATGCCGTGTTGATGATTGATAGAAACAACTGGACAACAAGCACCATATACAGCGCATATGATAGTGATGTGGTGTTGCAAAATCTAGCCAATGATTTCTTTGTGATGAACAGCAGTTATCGCATTTACAAGTGTGTATATTCACCAGGTACAGCATCCACGGTGCAACCCACAAGCACATCAGTAGGTCCTGTTACTTTGGCTGATGGATATAAGTGGCAATTCATGTAT